GCGGGGTGTTTGCCCGACTTAACATTTTCTACATTATACGCAGTTCGCTATGCGGGAAGGGTACCTAGCGGGCCGGTAGCTGGTGGCGAGGCGCGGATATGGCGAGGTGGCGGGGTGCGATTGGACGGACTCCCACACTCTCAGTAGCCTTATTCCCGCTTAGGAGTCCCTAAAATTCCCCCTGGGGCTGATTTTTGGTTTGGCTTATAAAACAGTGGGTTAGTCTACTTTCTCCGTATAGGGAAACACCCATTAGGGAAGGCTAATATACTGGGGTAGGGAGTCCCTGAATTTTCCCCGGTATGATTTTTGGGGCTGTATACGGCGTTGTAGAGTGTAGGTAGCTGTCAGGGTATTGGTTTAGGTGGGATCGTGGCTTGTAGAGCCTTATAGGAGGTCTGGTGGCATTGCCTGAGAAGAAGAACAAGTCTGCTGTTACGCGGTTCAAGCCGGGGCAGTCTGGTAATCCTGCTGGGAGGCCGAAGGGGAGTCGTAACAAGTTAGGCGAGCAGTTCTTGAAGAAGCTGGAGGCTGATTTCAAGCGTCATGGGGAGGAAGTGATCCAGGCTGTTCGATTGGAGAAGCCGGATGTTTACTTGAAGGTAGTTGCTCAGATTGTGCCGAAGCAGATGACGCACACGGTGAGCAAGGGGCTTGAGGGATTGTTAAGGGACATAAATGACGCACGACGAATCAAGAACGCTACTGCGGTGGAGGTCATATCCGACCCTGTTCGTAATGGAGGCGTTGGGGGCGCAGCCCACCTATTACCAGGCGGAAGCTCTGACGCATCTGGCGGAGAAGTTGCCGAGTTTCGAGAACTACCTGACGGCGAGGCTGATTAGTGGGCCTTTATCTGAGCAGGAGCGGGCGAAGTTAGAGAAGGAGTACAACGGGATATATGGTCATGTGACCATTCGTTCAGGTCATGGAGTGGGGAAGTCCACGACTGAGGCGTGGGCGGTCTGGTGGATGATGGTGACGCACTTTCCGTTGAAGGTGCCGTGTACTGCGAACTCTGCTGACCAGTTGGCTGATGTGTTGTTTGCTGAAATCTCGAAGTGGCATAAGCGGATGCCGGAGGAACTTTCGAGTCAGTTTGAGGTTCTGTCGGACAGGATTTACCTGAAGTCTTCTCCGAAGGAGTCTTTTGCTGTAGCCCGGACTGCTAGGGCTGAGAAGCCCGAGGCATTGCAGGGCTTCCATGAGGAAAACCTGTTGTTCGTGGTGGATGAGGCTTCTGCTGTCCCTGATGTGGTGTTTGAGGTCGCCCAGGGCGCTCTTACTAAACCAGGGAACAAAGCCCTGATGTGTGGAAACCCGACCCGCGTAAGCGGGTTTTTTTACGACTCTCACACCCGTATGCGCGAGCTATGGCATGTGATGAGGGTCAGTTGCCACGATTCTCCGCTGGTGGAGCCGAACTATATCGAGTCCTGCAAGATTCGGTATGGCGAGCAGAGCAATGCTTATCGTGTCCGTGTATTGGGCGAGTTCCCCACGGGTGATGATGATGCCGTGATCCCCCTGTGGATTGTGGAGGATGCGGTCAACCGGGATATTGTCACTTCCAAGAAAGACCCGATTGTGTGGGGGTTGGATGTGGCCCGCTTCGGTGATGACCGTACCGCTCTGTGCAAGCGCCAGAAGAACAAGGTTCTGGAGCCGATTATGTTCTGGCGTGAGAAGGACACCATGCAGACGGCTTCTCTCGTCACTCAGGAGTATGAGAACACGCCGGACAAGGACAAGCCGGATGAAATCCTGGTGGATGTCATTGGTATCGGGGCGGGTGTGCTTGACAGGCTGCGTGAGAACGGTCTACCGGCGCGTGGCTGTAATGTCTCGGAGGCTCCGAGCGTCAGCGATAAGTTCCTGCGGTTGAGGGATGAGTTGTGGTGGCTTGCGAGGGAGTGGTTTGAGGCCAGAGCGGGGAGCATCCCGCCGCAGCAGGACTTGATTGATGAACTGTCCCGTCCGAAGTACACGCTTGTCGGGTCGGGGAAGATTCGGATTGAAGGCAAGGATGAGGTCAAGAAGCGGACGGTTCACAAGAACTCGCCCGACTTGGCTGACGCTTTCATTATGACTTTCGCTTCCGGTCTGATTAAGCGCAAGGGGAACAAGAGATTGAAGTACCCGAGCAACAAGGAGGCTGGAATCATATGAGCATCCAGTTCAGTAACAAGATTCGTGAGGTCGAGGCGGCGATGGAGGCTCTGGAAGCCTTTGTCGAGAAGCACCGTGCCGAACTTGAAGAACGGATGGACAGGATTGAATACCGTAAGAAACCCGGCCCCAAGCCACGCCGCTTGCAGGAAAAGATGAATGACGAATGACGAACTTCGCTCAGTAGTCGAGGAATATGTCCGTGATGCCCAAACGGGCCGGAATTCTGAGATTGCGGCAGAGCAGGACAAGGCGCTTGCCCTTTACATGGGCGACCCTCTCGGTAACGAAGTCGAGGGACGCTCCCATGTAGTCTCTCGCGATGTTGCCGACACGGTAGAGTGGATTATCCCCTCGCTGCTGCGCGTGTTCCTGCACGATGACATCGTGGTATTCGATCCTGTAGGCCCGGAGGACGAGGAACAGGCTTCTCTGGAGTCGCTGTACACGAACCATGTAATCATGAAGCAGAACCCAGGTTTCATGACCATGCTGACCTGGTTCAAGGACGCGCTTCTCAAGAAGGTCGGTTATGTCAAATACTGGTGGGAGGATGTAGAGGAACCCACCTTTGAGACTTATACCAATCTCACGCCTGAGCAGGCGAACTATGTGCTGATGGAGGCATCGCTGAATGGCGACCCGGAAGTGGTCGAGGCTGACGATGCGGATGGGCTTATTTCGTTCAAGCTCAAGTACCTTCGCAAGAAGGGGCGGGCGAGAATCCAGAATGTCCCCGTGGATGAGGTCACGGTATCGAAGGATTGCGGCTTCGACCTACAGGACGCGGCGTGTGTTGCCCATGAGCGTATTCTTACGCGCTCCGAACTCGTCGCGATGGGTTATGACAAGGCTGAGGTAGAGAGCCTTTCGCCGTACAACGAAACGAACAAGGTAGACACCTTTGATCGGGTTGACGGGCGTTGGGTGGAGAACTCTGCTGACCCTGCCATGCAGTCCGTCCGGCTTTTGGAAGCCTATGTCAAGGTTGACTATGACAAGGATGGCATTGCCGAGCGCCGCAGGGTGGTTCTTGCGGGCGACAGGGTTCTGGAGAACGAGGAATATGACCATGTTCCGTTCGCCTACCTGACCCCGATTCCTCTGCCGCACCAGCACGCGGGGCTTTCGTACACCGATCTGGTTAAAGACCTCCAGCTTATCAAGACGGCGCTCATGCGTTCGATTCTTGATAACGCTTACCTGTCCAACAACAACCGTTGGGCGGTGAACGAGAACAATGTATACATGGAGGACTTCCTTACTGCCCGTCCTGGCGGTGTTGTCCGCACGATGGGAGACCCCAACCGCGACATCGTTCCCATTCAGTCAGAGAGCATCATCAACAAGGCGCTGCCGGTTGTTGACTACATTGACGGGGTGCGAGAAGTCCGCACTGGCGTGGGCAAGATCACTCAGGGCTTGGATGCCGATGTTCTACAGAACTCCACGGCTTCGGCTTTTGATGTGGCGACTTCCTCTGCCAATCAGCGGATTGAGGCGGTGGCCCGCATCTTCGCTGAAACCGGCGTGTCCGACCTTGTGCGCGGTGTACATGAGTTGCTGATTAAGAACCAGGACTTCCAGACTAAGGCGAAGTTGAAGGAAGGGTGGACTGACATTGACCCGACGCAGTGGCGGCATCGTTCAGATGTGACGGTTAAGGTCGGCTTGGGCAACAACAATGACGAAGCCCGTAAGCAGAACCTTGCCATGCTGATGCAAGTGATGGAGAAGTCTGCCGCATTCGGGATTGTCATGCCGAACAATGCTTACAACTTTGCGGAGCAGGCGGCGAAGGAGTTGGGCTTCCAGAAGCGCGGCGTATTCTTCACTGACCCGCAGAGTCCTGAGTATCAGAAGATGATGCAGCAGAAGTCTCAGGAGAAGAACCCGCTCGTAGAGATTGAGGAAATGAAGTCTCAGGTCAAGATGATGTCTGAGCAGATGAAGCAGCAGCATCAGCAACAGAAGTTGCAACTTGAGGCCATGCAGAGCCGTGGTGAGCAGCAGCTAGAGGCGGCACGGGCGCAGATGGATCAGATGGAGAAAGACCGTCGATTCGCGCTGGATGTGACCGACACAGAGTTGAAGTACGCCACGGACTTGATGAAAACGGGTATAGGAGCGGAGCTTGGACGAGGTAGAGCGTAAAAACGAAGTTCAACGGGCAGAGGAAGCGGCACGACTCTTAGAGAACCCGCTTTTCAAATCTGCCATGCAGGATGTTGAGGATCGCCTGATTCACACGATGAAGGCGGTCAATCTCAACGACAAGGAAACGCATTCGAGGCTGGTTACGGCTCTTTGGGTAGCAGACCAAGTGCGAAATGCGATTAGGCGACACATTGAAACGGGCAAGCTCGCTCGTAAGGAATTGTCCTTACGGCAGCCCCCTTGGAGGTTTTAAGTGGACGAAGTAGCGAACGAACAGGCTGTAGTGGACGCGATTGAGCGTAAGTTGGCGGGTGAGCAGTCGGAGCCTGAACGGCTTTCCGATGAGCCTGTTGTAAAACCTCCAGAAGAAGAACCGGAGAACGATACGCCTCCCGTAGCGGAGGAAGAACCACAGGATGCCCCGGAAGGGGAAGATGCTGCTGAGGAAGATACGAGCGACGAACCCGAAGTCGCCTCCCTTTACGACCTTGCTGAAGGTCTTGGTTGGGAACCTGACAGGCTGATGAGCCTGAAGGTGAAGGCCAAGATTGACGGCGAGGAACAGGAGGTCACGCTTCAAGAGGCTCTAGCGAGTTACCAGATTCAGGGGCATTTGACGCGCAAGTCAATGGCTTTGTCAGACGAGCGCAAGGCGTGGGAAGAAGCGCGAGCGAAGGAGGAAAAGGCAGCCCAGGAGAAAGCCTCTAAGTTAGAGGCTGGATATGCCATGGCTGCGAACCTCCTGAATGCCGAATTTGCGAATGTCGATTGGCAGCGGCTCCAGCAGGATGATCCGATTGAGTTCAACTCAAAGTACATCCAGTGGCAGCAGCACAATGCCCGACTAGCGCAGTTGGCAGAGGCTATTGCGCATCATCGGCAGGAGCAGACCGAGGCTCAACAGAAGCACTTGGAAAAGCTCCGCTCCGATGAGCAGAAGCGAGTCACGGAAGCAATCCCGAGTTGGTCTGATCCGACCACGAAAGAGCGGGAATGGCGTGAAATCGTGGATACCGCGAAAGAGTACGGATTCACCGAGGACAATGTTAACGAGGTATTTGACCATCGCGTAATCAGGTTGCTGAGGGACGCGAAGGAGTATGCCAAGTTGCAGAAGGCCAAGCCTCAGCTTGAGAAAAAGCTGAAGTTGGCTCCCAAGATGGTGAAGCCCGGAAATGCGAAGAAGGCTGACACTAACCGAACCGAACAACTCATGAGCAGGGCCAAAAAGACGGGTTCCGTCGATGATGTGGCCGAACTGCTCTTATCCAAATTTGCATGAGGTAAATCATGGCTCAGGAAACCAATACTTTCAGTTCTTACGATGCCATTGGTAATCGTGAGGACTTGACCAACGAAATCCATATGATTTCGCCCACGGACACGCCGTTCCAGAGCGCCGTTAAAAAGGCGACTGCGAAGGCTGTATACCATAGCTAATTTGTGGTAGTAAAATCTGGCTATATGCTGGAACACCCTTAGAGCTTCATACCCCGCAGAGGAAAAGTTATGAAGATTGGGCAATCAGCAGGTAAGAGTTACGCATATCTACTTGGTGTGTATCTAGGCGATGGCTGCGTTACGACGCAGCAGGGACAATTAGTTTTTCGCCTTAACACCATAGATCAGGATTTCGCAGAAGCGACCAAAGCGGCCTTAAGTGAGTTCACTGACAGGCCAGTTTCCATTCACAAGCACGATGTCAAGAAAAGCAGCAAGCCGAATTACTCGCTTCGCTGCGGTGACTCTGACATTGCGCGACACCTTCGGGAAGTGACCGAGAACAAGCAGATTATTCCTGCTTTCGTTTACTCCTGGGGCAAGCCTGAAAAGCTGGCGTTTATTGCTGGCGTTATGGATAGCGAGGGGTTTGTTGCCGCCAAAACTGGCTGCACAAGCAATCGCAGATTCTACATGGGCTACAAGTCGTGTGATGCATGGGTTCCTGACTTCATTAGGATTCTCGAAAGCGTTGGTATCAGAATTGGCAAGGTTTCTCAGGAGAAGCCTCGCAAGGAAGGATACAAGACGCCGACAAGGTTCCATATCAAGATGAAGTCATGGATTGACAGCGGCGCTAGGTTCAACATTGCTCGCAAACAGGGCCGTGTTGATGAATGGGGTTCCGCTCCTGCTTACTCCTGTCGCGTAGGCTAACCTCAGAGGCTAATATGCCAGACCCCGCAAAGGGGATGATAGAGTCCGATCTGCGGTGAGAGCCGTAGAGGGGGAAGTCGTGAGACACGCCCCCCGCCTCGCAAGAGGTCATAAAAGTAACAGACTGGAATGGCAGACCGATGCACTCGCAGCGGCTTCCGGCTCCAATGCGCAGATTGAAGGTGATTCGATCAGCGTGGATGTTGCTGCCCCCA